CACGTGGGCGCGTCCTCTTCAGTTGGTCAGGTGTTGATGAGAGCAGAGTTGTGAGCACCCAAGCAGCCGCTAAGGGTCTAGGTGTGTTTGACACTCAGCTCATGTACTCAGACGCGGTGAGCTTTGACGGCATGCCTGAGAATAGCCTAGACGTTGACGTGTGGTTCTACGTTGAGAACTATGACGCGGCAGACCCACTAGTGGTGGTTGCGTTTGGTTATCGCTTCACGATGGCGCAGGCAGGTTGGAACTCATTTGGGGTTGCGGTGCGTGGTCAGGAGCTCCCTCGGTCCACTGAGTTTAGGCTGCCTATGTACCGCTCCGGACTCAATGAGAGTGAGATCAATGATGACAACCTGCTCAATGGTGGGGGGCGCACAGTTGACAACAGTGACCCCTACGTCTCTGGCTTCATGGTCATAGGAGTCTAGGCATGCTGATCCCAAGCGCTTTTCAACAGCTCCCCTCAACTCAAGGGTGTTTCAATGGTCGGTTGCTCTTTGGCGGTGCAGTCTCACAGATGGCGTCAGCTCTCGCGCAGATGACACGCGCAAAGGCGCTCAGTGAGGCTCACTACCATGTAGGCTCAAGCGTGACAACCGCTGTTAAGGGTCGCGACAGGCTAGGCCCAATTGAGAAGACCGGACAGGATACACTCAACTTCCTGCATCAGACCACACCCATCACATCGCACCTCGGCGTCATCCTCCAATATCAGTCTGTGAACTTCCGCAACACCACAGCGTTTATTGATATCGAGCTCAGAGACACAGCATCAAACAGTTACACTGGTGCAGTGCTAGACGTGGGTGTGAGGTTCTCAGAGATCGAGCTTGAGGGGGTGGTGCAACAGTTACTCACAGCGACCACAGGCGCTCAGCTCATCAGCGCTCCAAGCAACCCGACACCTGATGCACCTCGACCGCTCTATGTGCCAAGCGCCAACAGAGGTGATCTGCTCAACGTCGTCATCACGACAGATCAGGTCAAGCTGCACACGGTCCACATTTATGATCTGTTCATCCCAGAGGAGACACCATGAGCATCACGAGTCAACATGGTCGGCGTGTCTTCGCGCTCGAGGTCGGCGGGCTAGAGTATCGCTATCACTCTAGCACACCACCAAGCTCATCGAACCTGAGCTCGACCATCGCCACTGGGATCAACTACACAGACCTTGAGGGGATCGTGAGTGTGGGTGACTTCAGCGCTCAGGTAGATCCATCAGGTGGAGTGGCCGACTATGACGCGGTGACCATCACTCTATCAATTGACCGCAGGCGAGGTGGGAGCGGAGACCCTGGCATTGTCTTTGGTCGATGTGGTGCGCGCTCTGCATCTACACGCTCACAGATCTCAGCGAGTGTGGCGCGGGATGACATACTGATCTCAACGGCTTCAGACCTTAGTGGGCTCACGTACCCAAGGTTGCTGCACATCGGATCTGAGACAATACGTGCAGGCGCGGCGAACACCTCAGAGGTCTCAGCTCAGCGTGGTGTAGGCAACACACCAACACAGACTCACTCAATCGACCTTGAAGGCTCAGTGGCTCCTGAGCTAACCACTAGCATCACGACATTCAGAGGCCGGCGCGCTAAGCTGTATATGGCTCACCGCTACCCATCAGGGGCGGTCTCGGATTACGTCGAGGTGATCAATGGGTTCATCGGTGAGTCACCCTACATTGAAGAGGGTGACACAGTCTCACTCTCTCTACTCCCCCTCACCGCGCTCATTGACACGAGCATCAGCGATAAGGGGATAGGTCAGACGCGACTGCTACAGGGCTATCACTACTACGATGGCGTGAACGGCTCGGCCATTGAATACGCCATGAGCCTCGACCAACAGCCTGCTCTCTCAACGCTCAACTCAATCAGAGTGCAAGTGGTCACGAGCTCCACAGTGACCGCCAACACGTTTGAGATTAGCACCGCTGACTTTGCTCAATTCACTGAGGTGCTCCAAGACTTTGACCCATCACTCCCAACCGGTCCAGAGGGTGATGACTACCCAGCGGCCCATCCTCGTTATCCCGCATTTAGGCGGGGTGGGCTGTTCTCTTTGCGATATGGTCAGCCGGAGGTCTACGCCACAGCGCTAACCTATGATGCGTCTATCCCTGGCTATGTCGTCAACGCTGACAGCTCGGTCACTGATGCGCTCACTGCAGCAGAGATCACAGCAGCTCAATATCTGTTTCTCGAGTACTCGAAGCTTGAGGTGAAGCGCCACACTCTAGGTAACCAAGAGGTCAAGCAATGGCCCAACGTCATCAATGATGTCCTCGAGTCTGATGGGCCAAGCGCGGCTACAGGGTTGAGCGGCGCGGTTGCTCGATGGCGTCTGACACCTGATGATCAGATCAAAGGTGAGAAGCTCAGTGACTCCCCTTGGCCGGTGGATATGGTGTTCTGGTCTGACAACACTCATCTTAGACAGTACTCTCAAACCGCGTTTGATGTGTCATACGCTCCGCGCGTTTGGACGTCTAGAGGGGTGATGACTTACCTAGCCTCACAAGCTAGGTTCTTTTATCCGCTCTATGCTGAGCGACCTCTGCAGCGTCTAGGCTTGGATGATGGTGAGCTCATTAAGCTGAGGGTGAGCGGGTCTGATCTCGTGGGCGCGGTCGAGATTCACGCACCTCCAGAAGCGTACTATCAACACTTTGAGTCAACCATCTTGGTCGAGAACTCTCTAGGTCTGCCGAGCTCGGCGGGTGCTGACGTGTATGATGTAGTGGTACGCTACATTGACCTTGAGGCAGACGAGGAGCGCGAGCAGATCAGGATGCTCTCGGAGGAGAAGGCCAAAGAGACCGAGCAGAATCAACGTGAAGCCGCAAGGCTTGCGAAGGAGCGGTGGGATAGCTACCCCGAGGCGACTGAGGACAACCTATACCTTCAGCGCAAGGGCGTAGCGAACCATGGTCTCAGGCAGCGGGGCAATCGTCTGGTTCTGCCGATGCTCGATAAGAAGCTAGAGATCGTTGGGTTGCAGTACATCGACGGCGATGGCCAGAAGCTTTTTATGAAGCACAGCAAGAAGGCTGGATCATTCTTCGTCATCGACCCGCAGCAGATGCGGACGGCGCACACCATTAATTATGTCGAGGGATACGCCACGGGTGCGAGTTACTACGCCGACCTTGGTCAGCCCGTGGTTATCTGTTTCGACGCATACAACCTTTCCCCCGTTGCAGAGACAATCAGTGGATGGTTTCCCGAGGCGAAGCATGTCTTCATTGCGGACTGTGACGACACCAAGACGGGAGAGGTTGAGGCAGTTAAAGCCGCACAGGTGGTGCGTCGTATCGGTGCTCAGGCCGAGGTTCTGATACCGCAGAGCAAGGGTGACTACAACGACCACGCGCTGGAGGGTGAGCTACTGCCCGACTTGAACAAGGTTGACGTGCCAGTCGAGTACCAGTGGAACACCAGCGAGAAGGGTCGGATGCTGAACACTAAGGACAATGTCCGAGGTGTGCTGACGGTCAATCAGATTGATGTGCGTTACAACGTGATCAAGAAGGCGATGGAGATCAACATACCGCACAGCAACTTCATTGCAGACATGCGCGACGAGTCGAGCCTGATCGAGATCGAAGATCGTTGCATACAGATGGGGGTGCCCTACCAGAAGGTGAGGGACTACCTGAAGCTGCTGGCAAAGGAATACAACCCTGTTAAGGAATGGATCGAGAGTAGGCCATGGGATGGCACCAGCAGGATGCAGGAGTTCCTGAGCACGATCAAGAGCACCAACGAGCCACTGAAGGAGATGCTCATGACCAAGTGGCTTATCGGTTGCGTGGCCGCAGCCTTTGAGCCAAGCGGTGTATCCCTCGAAGGCATCTTGGTATTTCAAGGCGCTCAGGGGCTAGGTAAGACCCTTTGGTTTAAGCGTTTGGCGGATTACGAGAAGGGCTGGCTCTTGGAGGGTGCGACACTGAACCCGAATGACAAGGACAGCGTGAAGCAGGTAGTGAGCCACTGGGTAGCAGAGCTGGGTGAGCTGGGCAGCACGTTCAAGAGGGCGGACATAGACTCTCTCAAGCAGTTCACGGGCAAGAAGGTGGACGAGCTACGCCTACCCTATGACAGGGCCAGCACCACGTACCAGAGACGAACCGCATTCTACGGCAGCGTCAACGAGCGCGAGTTCCTGATTGATACCACAGGTAACAGACGGTTCTGGGTCGTCGCCGTGACCGATATCAATGCAAACCATGAGATCGACATGCAGCAGTTGTGGGCAGAGATCAGGGAGACGCTGTACCAGAAGGAGAGCTGGTATCTCAACGCAGAGGAGCGTGAGATGCTCCAGAGCAGCAACGAGACCTATCGCACCCAGAGCACCGTCGAAGATCTCATCCTCGAACACGTACACTTCCAGAGCCAGAACACCAAGCCAGTTCAGATGACAAAGCTGCTCCGTGACCTCGGAATCAGTCAACCAAGGATGCCCGATATCAAGGATGCGAGCAGGGTACTGGCGCAGTTTGGGCTTGAACCTCGCAAAAGTAATGGCAAAAAAGTGTACGACTTGGACTATACGAAGGTGGAAATTGGTAGTGCGGATCGATTTAGTGATAGCTGGGGCAAGGATTTCTAAGGGTATGTCAATTGATACCCTATTTGAAAGTGTGATAAGTGCTTGATATGTTTAATGTTCTTAACAGGGTAGGGTAGGGTACCTTAAATAAAATATAAATATATATATATAGTAATGGGTATGGACAGTGGGAAGTGCTCATAAAGGTTTTAAAAAAGTTTTGATGCGCTGTACCCTGCCCCCTGTACCCTAATGAGGGAGAAGGCGGATGGAGAGGTTCGTGTATGATCAGGAATCGGGTGAGGAAAACAACTTCAGACGATGGAGGTTGATGAACTCAGACGAGCGGGAGAGCGTCAGAGAAGCGCCTCTTTCAGAGGAAGAGGCGCGGGTAGTGTTCAACAGATTAAGGAGCAACGGATGGCTGACGACAAGCCCAGACGAGGAAGGCCAAGGAAAGAGCGCAAGCAGTTAGTCGAGACACCTAAGACATTTTTGGCAGACGACGAGGCAGGCATCACTGACATGCAGACAGCGTTCGTCTGGCATTACACCGAGGGCGCGTGTGGACAGACAGAAGCGGCACGAAGGGCTGGGTTCTCATTCCCGGCACGCGCCGCGACCAAGATGCTCAACGGAAAGGACTTCCCGAAGGTCACGCGAGCGGTTCGCATCAAGCAGGATGAGCTGCGGGAGAAGTACGCGATCACGCCGCAGAAGACCGGGGCGATGCTGTGGAACATTGCGGAGACGGCTTTCGAGAGCGGCGCTTACAACGCTGCCGTGAGTGCAGTGAAGGAGTTGAACCAGCTCGCTGGCCTCACGATTCACCGTAGCCAGAACCTGAACATCAACGCTGACTTGCAGAAGATGACGAAGGAAGACATCAAGCACAGGCTCAATGAGCTGCTGGGCGTGGATGGGGAGATGAGCGACAAAGACCATTAACCTCGTCGGTTTGACGCATTAGCGGAATGAACATCGTTCTGGCCCCGCCTCCCGCCCAGCCCCTCAAAAATTCAAAAAAATGCCGATATTATGTTAAATTGGGGGAAATCCTAATAAAATCAATGCGTTACGCGCCGCGCAAGCGGCGCTCTGGTTGCGCCAAGACTGCGTGGCTCTGAGCAGGGCCGATACGGGCTAGGTCATCCCCCGCCCTCGACTGGTTTATCGCGCACCTGACGGCCTACAGCGCCCTCTCAGGCGATCCCGTGCGCGGCAGTAGGAACCCTATAGGGTCGGAAAAAGCCTGAGAGATCGGCCTGTGGCGCGACCCCCGTACACCCCTATATAGCGAGCGCGGCGAGCGCGATAGCTATAGCAAGGTTTGGCGCACTCAGTATCCAAAAATGTGTATGCCGAATTCCTTGGGTTTGACCTCGCCTTAAAATACCCACATCATGCGCCCTAACCACATTTGGGCAGCTCCCGATGTATATGTCGCCATTTCAAAATTCAAGATCCGCACTCCTTGGCTCACGTCGGCCAATGATGCAGCAGCATATTTTCCGCCCCCAACCTGCGTTCTTGCAGCCGCAACCTATGCTGCGAAACCACATGGCTCGCGCTGATGTTATTCCGTCGCCATCTGCACCCACACAATTCGGTCAGCTTCAAGGTAGCTCTGGGTCTAGACCGCCATCTTTGGAAGAAGTGCTATCCCAGCGCGGCTTTACGATGCCTGAAAAGCCCAGAATTTCATCACAAGACGTGGCTTTTTTAGGGACAGACCCCGTGACTGGCCGAATGCGCCAAGGCGGAAGTACGGATAGAGGGTATTATAAAAAGCTGGACGAAATGTACGCTCAAAACCCAGAGGCTCTGGAGATTGCGAAGCAGTACACCGCCGATCCTACGCAATTTGGTGGTGAAAAACCAAATGATCGTGCTGCTGCTTTAGGCGGACAACTTAATCAGACGATTCAGCCACTTGCTCAAGCGCAGCCAGCGCCAGAACAAGCGCTTCGTGATCAACGCAGCGCTGAGATTCAAGAAATGCAGTCCATGATGCGCGAGATGATGCAGATGATCTCTGCGCTGAGTAACCGAGGCGGTTTCGGCGGAGGATACGGAGGCGGTTTTGGTGGTTACTCTCCGCGCCAGCAGATGATGTTCGGCGGTATCGGCTCAATCCCTATGTCTAGGG